ATCGCGTGATTTATTGAACTGGGGTTTTCGGGTCAAGAAGCCTGAGTATGATGGGGATATTCTGCTGTTACCGCAGCAATCCTGGGCATTCGCAGTCACATGGCAGACGGGAATCTTGTACGTCAACAGGGGAATGGAAAAGGTGCAATGGTCTTCGGCCCGTCTGTTTACGACGTACCACTGCTTCCGTACGAAAGAGAATTAATCAACACGATTGGAATTACAGAAGAAGAATATCAACTATTTGCGGCTGAAGTTAGGCAACGTGGTCGATTGAGACCTGCAGAATATCAGCATATTCCTGATGTTCAGGCTACAGGCTTTGAACCGTTTTTGATCCAGCTTGCTATCGGCCTTGTGCTGACTGGTGTTGCTTACCTGCTGACGCCAAAGCCCAAGATGCCTTCGGCTCCAAAGTCAGGCCGGGTTGATCTAGAAAGCATAACTGGGGCTAGCCGCTTTACCCCGTCCAGAGGATTTGAAACATTAAACGAGCTAGCAGACTACGCCTCACCAATACCCATCATCTTTGGCCTGTATAACGAAACAGAAAAAGTTGGTGGGATGTTGATCGAGCCACGCTTGGTCTGGTCTCGTATGTTTAGCCATGGCACGCAGCAGCAGGCCAAGCTTTTGTTTGTTGTGGGTGAGCAAGGCATTAGGACTGAAAGTGCCGAAGATGGTATTGCGCCTCCATCATTAGAAGGCATCTTTTTAGGCAATAACGCCTTGGACGTTATCTATAAAGATCTGTTCGCTTTTTATTGGAAGCGAGGCTATACCGAGTCTGAAGGTGGTTTTGTCCGCAAAGAAGCGCATTATCTGGCGGGTGATGAAGATACTGGCGACTTAGGTTTTGGCCCAAACGACGAAGTGTTTGTTTGCCCTAGCAACAGACAAGAAAACGACCCAAATGCGTTTTGCCACGCATATTCTCCAGTAAACAATGCCCAGTTTGGTGCTTATGGAGCGATTGTTAACGGCACAGGATACAGGCTAAATCATCAGGTTATTAGTGTGCCAAGAGGGGAGGGTGTAGGCAAAAAAGCACAAAGGGTCAATATAGTTAAACGTTTAAAAATTACTGGCGATTTAAACTTAGGTCGTGACGGTGGCGGTGACGTAAAGCCCGGAACGCGCCCAAGCGATGACAAGGGCGGCAACGGGTATTTGCATAGAGTCCAAGAGCAACGCCAAGAAGGCAAAGGCCGTCAGTACAGCCCACGCATGGGCATTGTTAGACATATTCGCGGGGGAGTAGATACAATAACTAGCGGCGATGAAAAGTTTAAGGTTATTGACGTTGAAGAAGGTGATGCAATTATATTTTTAATTTCCAACACTGAAATTGATTCTGACGCTTATAAGGGCAGAAAAAGCGAAGTCGGCGAAAAAGTAGACGACATCAACTCAACAGTTTTGTCTGATCAAATTGCTGCTGACGTAGCAATGCAAAAGGGTGAGATATTTGCAATAGGCAATACCCTGTGGAAAGTTATCGACAGGGCAGAGACTGAATTTAATCCAGAACTTGAAAGCAAGCCTGACCAAAAAATTAGGCTTCGTTGTATTGACACGAATGAGTCATTGCAGAAGCAAATAGGCATCGTAAGCGTAGACAGAGTTGTTAAGCCAGAAATATATATTGACGACATTGACGGTGTTGGGGCGGGATTCTTTCCCCTGACTCAGATTGCAACGGCAACTGTTCGCAATAATCGTCCGGCGGTTGTAACGGAGCTAGGAATTAAAAGCACGGTATATCAAAACTTGCAAGGGCTTTGCTCTTTTCCTGGGCTGCCAAACAACAAAGAAATAAAAGAGTATGGCAAGGATAATGTGACCGTGTCAACCGGAACGATTACAGGAACAATCGCAAGGTCCTCTTGTTTTAGAATTTTTATCAGGAAGGCAGGGCTTAACGCAAGCGGCAACCCTCGTAACTTTAAAGCTTTCCCGCTGTTATTTGTAGTCGTAGGACAAAGACCTGTTTCTCAGTATAACTTTATTCGGATTGAAAGCCCGAAAGGTTTGGGGCCTCAAGAGTTTGAATTTAAAATCGTACCTCTGCCTGGTTCTGAGTTGCGTTCAATTCCAGGCGATAAGGAGTTTATAAAAATTGCGGCAGCTGTCCCGAACAGCGATGCTGAGAGAACTTTGATTACCAAACCAGTTGAAGTAAGAAACATTGACGGTGTTTTTAATATCAGTGCCGTTGGGTCAATAGTACAGAAATCAGCAATTAGATTTAACAAAGAGTTTATGAGAAAACCTAACTTTAGCTTTACGGCTGCAGGCTTAGATATACCGTCTGTAGTAGAAGTGCGAAACGTTTTGCCTGTAGACAATGACGGCACTGAAACCCAAATTGATTCAACTGAGTTTGTAAGAAACTTTTCAAACGAAAGCAATGCAACAGCAGGCCGAATTGGAGCAATGACGTATGAAATTGCTGGCAATTCTGACAGCAGCCCTATTCCACTAGGTAAAACGATTCAGGTCGTCACAAAAGAATTTTTAAATTCCAGCAACCCCTTAGAGTTTGTCATTTTGCGCTGGACATTAATAAAAAGACAATTACCTGACGGACAGTTTGCAAAGAAACATAACGGACAAAATACAGTTTGGACGCCCACAGGTATTGAAGTGCTTGTAAGTTCAAGTAACTACACTGTTGGTAGCGAGTTAAGAATAAAACGCGGTATAGGTGGAACGGATGTTCCGGGTGGCGACACTAGCGCCTATAGCAACAACCCCTTTAAAAACAATCCAGACACTAACCATACTCTTCGCTGGTCTGGGCAAGTTTATAAAGTGACATCTGTAAGAACAGTCGAGGTCATACCTGGAAGGACAAATGGTTTTTATTATCAGTTGTTCGCTCTTGAGAGCCATTACGCAAATAACTTACCTGTTGGAACGGTTAGATCAGTTTCGCAAACTTATACAGAGGGCAATAAAAGTATCCGCATCCGTTATAAATCAGCAGTAAAACAGCTCCCAGGCAATCATTGGTCAGGCGAAACAAAAGCCTGGGCCGATCCAAGCTTTGAAATACTTGCAGGAAATAGCACAACTTCAAATTGGGAAGTAAACGACAGGTTTAGCGCCACTTTAAGCATTACAAACGATAATCCTTTTCAAACTGTCTATGGCCTTTCTGGGCTTAGGTTTGAAATAGCGCAACGAACGGAAGTTAGTGAATCAAATGTTGTAGATGCAGAAGTTATTTTTGAGGGCCAAACCCAATATGCAGACGTTAGCCATTACAGAAGCCTTGTAAAAAAATCAAACGAAAGCGAACCAGAGCATGAAGTCGTTTACGTCAACGAAATATTGCCTAACGATGTAAGACCTTCGTACAACGACTTAACAATGGCTGGTCTTTCGTTAAAAGCTAGTCGCAATTTTACACAGCTAGACCAAGTGCGAACCTGGATCGGTAGAGGGATTCACGTAGAAAGGTTGCATAAGGATTTAAATACTTACGAGCCAAATGGTCAATTAAAAGGTCCAAGCAATTTACTGACAGACCTTGTGTTCTATCTGTTTACCGATCAAATGGGTGGAGCGGGCGGATTGACAGGGATGACAGCAGACAACCCAACCTTGATTGAGAAGCAAAAACTTGTAGAGACTTCTAGGTTTTTGCAAAAGCAAAAGTTGTTTTTTAACGGCGTAATTGGCGAAAACATTAACTTGCGTCAATTCGTAATGGATATGGCACCAAATTTTCTATGTAATTTTGTTTTAACTAATGGAAAATTTGCGCTATTGCCTGCTATCCCGCACATGGCAGAAAGCGGTGAAATTAATACTGGAGCCCTTGACATAAAACAGTTCTTTACAGCCGGAAATATCCTTGAAGGTTCTTTCAAGCTTGAGTATTTGAGCACGGAAGAACGTAGACCGTTCAAAGCAAGTGTTCGCTATAGGCAAGAAGTTAAAAACAAATTTCCAGAAGAAAAAGTTGTAGAGGTAAAAGTAAAAAATTCGCTAGATTACGATCCTTTAAGAACAGCTCCGCATATTGAAAGATTGCCACAAGAACAATTCAACTTAACTCAATTTTGCACCTCAAAAGACCATGCAATAAAAGTAGCCAAATATTTTCTTGGCTTAAGGCAGTTAGTCACGCATACAATCAGCTTCTCAACAACAGTCCACGGGCTAGATCTTCAGGCTGGTGCGTTCATAAAGGTTGTGACAGAGTCAAGTCCTTACAGTTCCGCAAACAATGGAACAGTCAGCTCAACCGGGATAGTCACTAGCCTTTCCCCATTGAGCGACGGCCAGTACAAGGTCTCTTATTACAAAATTAATTCAGAAGACATTGCGGAAGGCACGATGCAGGTTGCTAATGAAAAAGTTCAAGACTCTACATTCCATAATTCAGTCTTTACGTTGATTAATCCTGAAGTGTCTCAGAACGTTTATGTTGTTGAGCAGCTGACGTTCTCTCAGGAGGGCACTGTAGACATCGTTGCGTCAGAGCATCCTTGCAACGATGATGGGAGCAGCAAGCTTGCCCACCTGCTAGAAAGCGGCGAATTTACCATCACACCTGACGAGAACTTAAGCGATTAATGGCTTTCCCAACACTTGTCCCAACTAGCCGCGCTTTTGATCCTGGGGACTACCCGATCAAAACGTTTAAGTCGCAAAATGGCGCTGAAACACGGATTCTGTATGGCAGCGAACGCACCAACGTCAAGCTGCAACTGTCTTACGCCAATATTGGCGATGCGTCAGCAGAGCTGTTCCTTGACCATTTTGACGAAACAAAAGGCACGTTCAGCACTTTTGATGTGCCTGTTGGTTCGTTAGGAGGCTGGGGTTCAAATACTGACGCCTTGCGTTCAGAGCCAACAACAGTCCCGACCGTGACACATGTTGTGACAGTTGTGGCTTCTGGTGGGGCTAACAAGTATCGGATTGACGGGTCTTCGACAGATAACCAGACGTTGACGCTGACTGAAGGCACTGTTTATTTGTTTAGCCAATCAGACTCGTCAAACTCCGGCCACCCATTACGTCTTAGTACGACAAGCGATGGCACTCATGGCAGTGGCGCTCAGTACACAACAGGCGTAACAACCTTTGGTACTGCTGGCAGTGCTGGAGCGTACACACGAATCAAAGTTGCTAAAGACGCCCCAACTTTGTATTACTACTGCGTTAATCACAGTGGGATGGGCGGTCAGATCAATACTCCTGCGAGCACTGTGTCGTCCGAATCAGGCACAGCAGCAAAGTACAGGTACGAAAGCGCACCACAATTAACGCAGGTGCGGCCTGGGGTTAGCACTGTTACAGTGAATCTCATTGGCGTGATCTGATGGCAAAGGTCTATACCGGCAGAGATGGCGTCCTACAAGTCGCTGGTACGACTATCGCCAAAGTGTCGAGTTTTTCGGTGCAAGCCAATCTTGAGACGTTAGAGACCACAACGCTTAGTGAGAATATTCGCAGTTACGTTCCAGGTGTTGTCGGCTATACGGGTAGCTGCAGCTTGCTTTATTACAAAGAAGACAGCGGCTCGATCAACACAACAAGCCTGCTAAGCGCACTGGTCAAGACTGGTTCGGCTGGTGTCACCAGTAGCGACACCGTTGATTTGACATTCCGTTGGGCTGATGGGGTAGATAACAACGACATCAAAATCAAGGCTTACGTTTCAAGCGCCACGATGGGTGCTGCTACTGCTGACCTGGTGCGTGCTGAGATTTCGTTTATTGGTACAGGAGAGCTGCTAGCCGCCACTATCTCATGAGTGTTTACCTCGGTACATTTGGGCAGGTTGAACTGCAGCGTCAGTTTGACGGCGGCGAACTTAGCTCGATAATTAATACGGGTGACGTAAACGCTACGGCAAAACGCTTTAGTTTTGACTTCGAGCATGGACAGTTAATTACTGGTGATCAAATTGAGATAACAAGCACTGACAGTAGTGCTCTTGATTTTATTAATAGCTATACAGATTCAAGCGTGAAAAAATTTATTTACGTTGACGAGCTAGACGGGATAAGGCTTTACGACACTTTTGCTCATGCTGTAAATGGGGGAACCGCTAACGCAATAGCCTTAGCCGCCCCAGGCAATGACATCCCTATAAGGGTCATTGTTGAAAACACTGCTCCGCGTGTTCTAGCCCAAGTTCAAAGCTACGAGCTAAATACTGAGCGTGAAACTGTTGATACAACAACGCTGTCTGATGATTTTCGTAGCAGAATTAGTACATTAATGTCTGGTTCCGGCAGGATGGCTTGTGAGTGGGAATATACTGGAGATAGTGTAAACGAGATCCCAAATTATTTATTGCAGCTTGTGTTGCGCACTAAAGTTGGCAGCCAGTTTCACGCAAGATTTTACATAAAAACTAAAACTTACAACCCGAGTGGTGTTGCGTCTAGGAATGATGACGCACTTTGGTATGACTTCAGCGGAGTCATAACAGCTTGTGCCGTTCAGTTTCAGCCAAACAGCTTGGTGCAAATTACAGCAGACTTCATTACGACAGGAGCGATCCAACTCAAGATGAACCTGGAAATTCCTGACAAGATTAGACAAGAAGATGGTAGTGACATGCTTTTGAATCAAGATCCAACAGCTAAGCTGGCCAAGAGCAGTGACACTTAACTCAAGAGCCCATGAGTGACTTAAAAATCTCTGAGTTGCCAGCTCTTGCAGGCAACAACCTAGCAACTGCAGACCTGTTGCCTGTTGTTGACATTAGCGCCAATGAAACCAAAAAGCTTACGATCGCTGATCTGGTCGCCAATGGCGTCACTTTAATTTCTGACGCTACGATTCCAGGAGCAAAGATCTTATTTGCTGATGGCGGTATTGCCACAGCCAAGGTCGCTGACGCTGCGATCACTACAGCCAAGGTTGCTGATGACGGGATTACAGCAGCAAAACTCGCGAACGAATCCACTGTTGACCTAGTCACAACGCTGCCCGGATCTGGAGCGTTTACAGGTCAGCTTGCTCTAGATACGGACGATAACAACCTGTACTGCTGGAACGGATCAGCATGGATCAGTCTTAAGGCTGCTGGTTCGATTAATGCTGTCACTGGCAGCACGGTTGGCCTGGTTGACATTGTTGTCACCACCACAGGTTCAAGCGTTGCTATTGCCGCAACTCAAAATGACACTGATGCAGCCAACCAGTTTATGGCTGGTCCAACTAGTGCTGGTGGAACGGTTGCTTATAGAACGATTGATGGCAGTGATATTCCTGTT